TCATACTGCTGAAAGCATTTTGACTGCCTTGTAAATTTCAGGGTTGCTTAGCAGAGACTGGATCCCGGCCGTAACGGTTTCTGGATCAAGTGAAACATGCTGGGATTGATTAATATCAGCATCATTCTTTAACTGCTCAAGAGACGAAGCGTCAATACGGATTTCCATTTGCTACTCCAATCTGTAATCGGTCGAGTGGTTCACCAAACATGCCGGCGTATGTGTCTGTATACTGTGGCAAACTCGTGCCATCATCACATACAACGCCGAGCCAGCCAGCCCGTTGTGTCGTCTGACTGCGGTAATACGCTTGCTGGTACGGCTCACCAGCAGGAGTAAGAAAGATGATCTGGACTCCATCAATCGCTTCACCAGCGATTCCGGCACAGCCGTTGACCGTATTATTGCGATCACCTTTTGTGACCCAATCTAGCCAACCACTTTGAACTGTGTGGACGCGATACTTAACGCTACCATGATCAACTCGAATGTACAGCAGATCATGCTGATGATTAGGCATACCAGCAAAACCGTTGTCACCAGAGCCGAAGTTGGTCACCTCATCAAGCCAATTGCCACCGAGCAAGTGCAAACCGTATCTAACATTCACATTACCAGATACAGGTGCTTGCGGACGTGCGCTTGGTGCTGCTGGTGCACTTGGGGACGGATTGACAGTAGTTGTGCCATTAGCTAGATCCGCCGCCAATTTCTCCTTCGTAATACCCCATCGAGCCAGATACCCATATGGATCAGTATGATCGCCCCAAATATGCTGTGTTACCCATAAATGGGACTTGATTCCGGGCGTTCCAGCACCGCCAGCGTCCAAACTAGTAGGAATGCCATATTTAGCAGCCATATCACGTGCAAGCTCGATATAAACGGCATAATCCTTCTTGAAAGTTTCGGGATCACTCGTGTGTCCCAATTCAATTTGGACCGGGCTGTTAGCATTTGCCACTGCCCCAGCGCCCCACTGAACATAACCGGGTTCACCAACTTGATAAACCTGACCGCCATCGCCTACAACAAATGCCGTATAAGCAATTTCAGCAGAAATATTGTTTTTGAAGTAAGCGGCATTTGCACGCGCGCCAGATTCGGCACCTACATCATGTAGAATAATGTAAAGTCGATTAGCTACTTGAGATGAGCCTTCATTTGCACCCAAAGCAAATTCTTTGTTGATGGTATAACTCATACTATTTTGCCTCCTCACTAGCTACTGGAGCAACAGATTCCTGAGCTGACTCCGCCGGTGCTGCAGAAGACGTCTCTGGAACCACTTCACTAGCAGCAGAAGTTGCCTGATCAGCCGCTTTATCCGCTTGCAGTGCCTTAATCTGATCCTCTAACGCCTTGATCTTAGCCGCCTTGGTGGTAATGAGTGACGGGTAAGCTAACGCCTGCTGGCTGTCACCGACACCCTCTGTGGTTGGATCAACGGCTACCCCGACAATGGTCAATAATGCAAACACTGCATTGACCACTGCAGTGAGTTCCTTACCTAAACTAGCAAAGTCCCAGTTGTACCCGAATACTGCCGCTACCGTTTGAACTACCAACAAAGAAGCTGGCACAACGGCCAGCCAGAATTTGACGCTTAATACTCGTACTTTCCAATTAATCTTCATGGTTATCTTCTCCTTTAATGCCTACGTGATCTTCTAATCGAGTGATTCTTACCGAGTGACTGCCAAGCTCGTCATCGTGTGTTTTAAGATGCTGACCCAAGTCTGCCAGTGACTGTTCATGCAACTTAAGCTGACGATTAATCGTATCTGACAGAGCTTGAATATCAGAGCGTAATGGATCTAAGGCAATCTTTTTGAACAGCCAACTGCCCGCACTTACGCCCACCCCTATGATTGATATGAACTCCGCCCAGTCACCAATCGTGTATCCAAAAAATGTCACTTTCTCACTTCCTTCCACAAAAATAGCCGCTAGCTTTTGCCACCGACATAGTCATTGCCTGTAATTTGCTTGTATTGATCTGGGGTAATCATTACCGGTACATAAGGTGTTAAATCAATTCCCCAACTGTAAAACAGCACACACTGATCATAATAAGTCACTTATTTCACCGCCTTCATCTGCGCTACGTCAAGGGCAAGCGCAGCAAGCATTTGCTGTTCTGGTGACGCCTCAGGCTTAGGTCTGTCAGTGTCTGGATCATAGCCAGTATCAGGAACGACTTGGCCGTCAATAACGCTGGCATGGTTCTCATACAAGCCAACAGCATCGTCAACTTCAATAACCTCGAATCCTTCATCGGTTGGCCCTACTGGTCTATTTTCATCAGCGTTTGCCCAATTAAGCAGACGGTTATTGCTGTCCGTCCACACTTTGATTTTCATAATGTCATCTCCAAGTTACGCAAAATATGAATCACCCGTCGGATAATCGTCCTGAGTTAGATACGACACCGAGCCACCATAACTACCAGAAGCTTTGGAAATGTTGCTATACCAGCCGACCGTTCCCCCCTTTGGCGTGCTTGAATACATAGCTGTAGACTGTCCGGGATCTGAAAAGCTTAAGCAACTTGCAACAATATTGTTTGTCAAATAGGGCTTGTAACCGGGTCTAATATCTGCGAGCCTCAAAAAATTGTACTGATTAGCTATTGTGTGAATTTGAAAGTTGGCGGTCACCAAATTTCCACGTCTCGTGTAGTAAATATATGCCCAATCAATATCAATATTGTTTAGCGCGGTTGTATTGACGTAGAAAAATGTCACGTTGTCTGCCGAAGTGAATTCAGATTGAATATATTTTTTTGTAGCGGCACTGGGGTCACTGATCAATGTTTGTAACTGAAGTGCACCACGTTGGAGTGCAACTGACGACACGCTCCCCTGTCGATCGGGTGTCGTGATGTAGTTGAACATACCGTTTGGGCTCAAAAGTGATTTGTAGTATTGACCGTTGGGATTACCATTATTGTCTTCGATGTTGCCCAGTATGCTAAGACTTGCGTCTTTGAGTTCAAGATTGCCAGAACTCTTGGCACCGTCAATCTGAACATGGCTGAATGGTGAATTAATGTCAGGCGAATTGAAGGTTGAGGTATCAACCTCAATCGATTGCAGTTTTTTGATACTTAGAACCGCTTGCTGGATACTTTGGTCAATCCAAGCTGATCCATTGTAATACTGTAATGCTGTGGCATCGTTAAGCGTTGTCCCGTGCCACCACAAATCGCCTTTCTTGGGGCTTGTGGGTGTGCCTAACTGAATGTAAGTGTATGGCACATCCTTGCTTCCGGGAACCCCTTGTGGCCCTTGTACCAGTTGCCAACTATAAACAGCCGGATTAGTACTGTCTGCTTGCGTGAAGTCTGTATAACTACCGATGTACTTGCGAGAACCCGGAGTATCCAGTGAAAAGTTCGTTCTACCATCACTGCTATCGGCGTATGCGATATGGAAGTAAGGCGTTTTGCCATCGGCACCTGGTTTACCCGGCACCCCGTCTTTACCATCAGCGCCCTTAATCAATGCCCACTTGCCGGCGTAATCAGCCGGATTGTCACTTGGAACGGATGACTTGTTGCTGTACACAACCGCCATATACTTTTTACCAGTTGGGAAAGCTGACATGTTAGTACCCTTGTCATCATCGGCATAACGAACCCACGGATAGTATTGAACGGTTTTGGGGATATTTTCAATCTTAACTGCCATATCCTTAAGCGCTGAATACAAATTAGGCTGCTCATTTGCGTAATCCCCCAAAGTGAGCTTGGTATAATGACCAGCGCGGCTGCGTTCAACTGACAACACCTTTGCAGAAAGAAATAGATTCTGGTTCTCGTCAACAATGTGTACCGTTTGGTTCAATGGCACATAGGGCGCATTTGCCAAATCAACTTCATAGTTAACATTTGGATGGTTATACTTTTTCAAGTCTGCCAAAGCCGCTTGCAAAAGTGCCGCTTGCGAGTTTGAATCAAACGTTTTAACCCGATTCCAGTCAGACTGTGTTGGGTTAGGGTTGTTGTTGCTTAACAAACGTGAATATTTCTGCACAGCGATGGTGTCATGCAAGAATCCGTACTGGTCAAGTACAAATTGTCCCGTTGGATCAGTCCACTTGTACCCTATCAAATTAATTGGATCGTTTGAACCGTCAGGTGTAGCCCCATAGGCCTTCACCGAGGTTTCCATGTCGTAGATATCAACTGTCTTTACGATATTGTTGATGTCTTTGTTCATCTCAAAAGAAATTAAACTGTCGGAAGTTTCCTCATGTCTGATATTGATAACACGTTTTACCGCAGTCGTACCTACAAAAACAAAGCCAAAGCTAAGCACTGCGTCAAAATCTTCTGCGACTGATTTAATACGACTAAGTGAAGTGTCTTCATCTGTCCATGTAAGTGTTCTGACGTCTGTAGGAAATTCATTAATACCGATCTCCCAGCCAGAATCATTCGTAAACATGAGGATGTAATCAGCAATAGTATAGGCTTTGTCAGCTTTATAAGCACCCACAACTTCATTCATCAGATCGTTACCTGCATCCGTACAAACGACTTTATGAATATGTGCTAATGTATCGTGAGTAACACTGGCAATGACCATTTGATGTCCATTGCCTTCTTCATCTTGATATAAGACAAAATTGTTTTCAGCCGCCATTTCATCAATGGCCTGCTCTTGCTCAGTTTTAAATGGGATCGTCAGGGTCAAGGCAATGGCAGGCCTATCATCAGTTGCTTTTACTTCACTATCCGCGCTAACCAGCCATTCGCCTTTTCCGGTTGTACGTGCAACGCCCATGATGTTGAATTTTCGGTCTGAGAAATAGTATTCCATTTATAGCCACGCCTCCTTCAAATCAACTTCACACGCAAATGGTTGTGCCCAGCTTGATGGCATGAGCTGAATGATGGTATCTCCTGGTGGTAAAAGAAACTTGTCCCACTGGTTGCCTAATGTATGCAAGGTGCGATCTTCATTGCCATTGAAATAAGTCTTGGTATTAGCCACATCAATTGTAATTACATCGCCATTGCTGAAGCGATTCTTAATATCTGTATACCAGCTTACGTTCTGCCATTTAACGGTAGATGCAATTAGATACATAGTCGACTCGCCCCATGTCTTGTCTCGCATAAACCATGCTGAAAATTGCTTGGTCTCGACACTAGCAGCGTCCGCAAAAGTGAATTGACGGGTAATAGTCGTCTCTCGTCCTCGATTGCCAACCCATGGTGACACTCTAAAAACAACCGAATTACCAAATTTCTGCAATTCCAGCTGAATGAACTTGTCGTTAGTGAAGATATTGCGATCCAACTGTTCATTGACAACTAGCTGATTTTTGTAGTAACACATCCACCATATTTGATCAGACAGTGCACTATTGTCTTTCAGTATCATCTGAAAGATTGGCTTACCATCACTTTCTAATGTTGTTTCGAGCGAACCAACCTTTGAGACACCAGTTTGAAAACGTGTCATGACATCCCAAGTCAGATTGCTCTTAAAGTTACCGTTATGTGTCCGAGCAAGGTTGTGTTTGATTGAAGGCCCATTCCAATACTTGTGGTCGCCAGTAATACTAGGCCAATTAGGCTCAACCTTCCAGCCATCGTAGCTGTCCTGTGTCCAAATCGCATTGCCGATCTGTTCGTTCGGCGTAGCTGGGTTGTCTCCCCAGTAAAGGTTATTGGAAGCCGCTTGATTATCCATGTGCGAGCCTTGAACGGCAGCCAAATTCAAGGCAACTTCACTTTCTTCGCTGGTATAGCCATCAACTTCTTCAGGGTTGCCAAATTGAAGCACGCCCCCCTGACTATTGGCAAATCCTAGAAAGCCATTGTCAGCGTGCATAGTTGCCGTAATAACTGGCTCAACAGGATAAGTGCCGCCATTGTGCACCGTAATGGTGTTGGTATAGTATTCAGGATCAGCTGGGTTAGGCGACCAAGGAGAAGCAGAGGTATTAACTTCCAACTTTTCTTCTTGCCAGTATACTGTTGTTTTTGAACTAGGAACTCGTGTCACAAGTCTTGCAGCATTGGCAACAATGTTATCAGCTCCCGAAGGAATCGTGAACGTAACAGATGAATAGCCAGAAGTGCCAGCCTTGATGACGTTGCCCAAATACGTTGCCTTCCATGTGGTTCCTGAAAAAGCATCAATACCAGCAGTCAAGTCAACGGTATTATCATTTGTTATAAAAATTTGATATGCAAACTTTTGACCAGGAGTTACTGAAATATTTGGGTGTTGACTCGGGGCGTTCCAATTATTTAGATCAACTGTTGCACTTGTCTCCTGATCACTTGTGCCTGCCAACAAATTCAATGGTGAACCGGTCCATTTAGGATCCTTGTTGTCAAACGTCTGCGTGGCTACCGAGTGCGCAATGCCACCATCGGGACAGATGAAGCTGATTGAGATTGTCCCTGATCGAAAGCCTTCGGTGAAGGTAGGCTGGCTGTCTACGATGGCAAGATAATATTTATCCGGTTCATCACCAAAGATTAACTGCTGTGGTTCGTCCGTATCAATAGCGGCGGCCAAGGAACGCCTTAGTGGTACCAAATCATCATTCATAACGATCCCAGTTACCACAATCGTCTTGACGTCCCGTGACATGTATTGCAGCATCTGACCATCGCTGATCCCGACCTTTTGCATTGTGTTGACGTGATTAGTTCCTACATCACGTTTGACCATCTGTACATACATCCATTGGGTAATATCTACTCCAGCGTATGTGATTTTTATGCCTGCCTGTTTCAATTAAACGGTTCCTCCTTTCCAATAAGCATTGAACCTGTCTGTTCTGTCGTTATACTGCTTAACTTTTGGCGCAACTTTTGGATAAAACTGGTCGTCACCAACTTGAAGCACAAAGCTAAGTTTCGTGAGAAGGTCAGCGATATTGTCCAACTTCTTTCCTAAATCATCATCTGTACCGCCGCTTTCGTTTTCAGCAACGGAACCATTACCCAAGTTGTGATTGATGTTGGTCACAGCCTGACCTAGTAGTTGCCAAGCACGGCTTGTTTTAGTGAGCGGTAGAATTGTTTCTGGACCATCTTCGCCAACAAGCGCATGGATTGGCTGTGTGATCAAGCCACCATTGGCGTAACCTTCAGGGCCACTGACACGTGCAAAGGCAGAACTTCCAGAGCCATAAATTGATTTCATGTAGTGAATACCAGCCAACAGATCATCATAGCCGTTATAGATGTCGCCGTGACCAGGAAACTTGTTCGCATTGAACGTTGGCCCAATAGTTTGCACAAGCCCCATTGAAGGTATACCGGCCTTGGCGTTGCTATCCCACAAGTTAATGGCCCTAGGATTACCATTTGATTCACGCTGGATAACTCGCATCCATGCAGCAACTTGGTATGCCGAGGCATCAAATCCATTGGCCTTTAAAGCTTGAATAACATATGGCTTCCAACGTTGCACGCCTGAGCCACCGGGATTGGCCATGGAATCTTCTATTTTTTTAAGCTCTTTTTTGATCCAATCGCCAATTCCGTTATATGCATGTTTAAAAATGCCAACTCCTAAGTCTCCAAATGCTTTTACTGGAGAAGAGCTAACAATCCCTTTTATACTGCTGCTGATTAGATCAGTTACATGCTTAACCGGGTGAGCGATCCAATCTACAATTGCTTCGAACTTATCACCGATCCATTTGCCAACATCTTCAGCCTTATTGACTACCCATGAACTAGCGTCTTTAACGCCGTCCCATACACTGCCGATGATGCCGCCACGTGCAAAGCCGGGAATGCCATACATATCTGCAATGGCTTTACTTTCTTTGCCATTATAAATACGGTCGCCAGTCTCAAGTGGGAGAATAGTGTTGCGCTTTTCAGCATATATCCACTGATTTGTGCGCTTCTTGTGGATCAGTTCCTTGTAGTTATTACTACCGTCATCGTTGACCATAGCCAATTGCGTACCATCTTTACCAACTTCGCCGCCTTTGGCAAAGTGTACGTATGATGGCAGACCAACTTTTTTAACACCGAAGAATCCTAGAACACCATTGACGGCACCAAGACCGGTTCGAATAACATCAATGACAAAGTTGATACCTGATTGTGCAGCTTTTTTAATACCATCCCAGATGCCACTGAAGAAGCTACCAACGCCACCCCATACATCTGTCCAAACATTTTTAATGTTCTTGATGACACTGCCAATTGTGTCAGACATGCCATGAATGATTGGCGTGAAGAATTTAATCATGCCGTTCCAAATGTTTCCAAAGAAATCAGAGATGGCACCCCATGTTCTATTCCAGACATTTTGAATGAAATTTAAAGTTGCGCTAATGCCCTTCAAAATGGTGTTTGATGCATTGTTATAAATCTTAACAATGCCATTCCAAATACCTTCGAAGAAATTAGAAATTGCTTTCCAAATACTATCCCAGACTTTTTGAACTGCATTTAAGAAATTCGTGACATTCTTGACTATCCAATTGGTAGAGGAAGATACAATCTTGACAATTGAATTCCACGTATTAGAAAAGAACTTAGAAATAGCTCCCCAAGTTTTATCCCATACGTTTTGAACTCCTTTTGTTGTGTTGCTAATCGTTTTGCTGATTGTGTTTAGTGGAGGCTTAACAAACTTTACTAAGCCATTCCAGACATCCTTAAAGGGCTTCTCTACTTTTCTCCATGCAATTATGAAAAGGCCAGCAATCAGGGCAATGGGTAGCACAATTGCGAGCTTAAGAACATGTAATCCTGCCTTTGCAATTTTCACAATATTCTTCCAGATAGAAGACATTTTTTTGCTAATTGGATTCCAAACTTTAGACCACGCTGTAGAAAGTGACTTTCCCCAACCGTTAACGGTCTTTAGAAAACCATTCCAACCTTTACCGACACCCTTCCAAAAATCATTCCATTCTTTTCGTGCCCGCTTATTAGCTGCTTCTTGCTGTTTCTGCTGCTTCTTTTGAGCTGCATCAGTGGACTTGTTAATGCCATCCCACCATTTGACTACATTGTTAGTCATTTGACGAGCATCCCAGCCAAGACCACCTAGCCAACTATTAGCTGGCTTTTTCTTAGCATTCCAGCCATCAGTAAACTTCTTAGCGGCAACACCAGCCCATTTACCAGCTGTTTTGCCAATTGTGGCACCAACCGCTGCGCCTAAAGGGCCACCAAAGAAAGCGCCGATGCCACCACCAATCAGCGTCCCGGCAGATGCACCAACAGCAGAAAACTTCTGGCCCACAGTGCCACCTTTAGAAAAGGCCTTTGTTAAATCCTTAATATCTGAAATAGCATCATAGGCAATTGTGATAGTCGCCATGCTCTTTCCAATCCAGCCGCTATTTAGTTTGCCTAATTTAGTTTTGATAATCTCAGCAAACTTTGAATTAGCTAGTTTTTTAAGGCCAGAATACATACCTCCGATGGTTTTAGTGAATCCAGCAATTGCGGCAATTGGCAACACTTTACCGGCCAAATTCAAAGCAATAAATCCAGCAGCTAAATCGCCAAAAAGTTTAGGGTGCTTATCTGCAAAATCTCCCAAAGACTTTAACAATGGGTTGAGTACCTTTAGACCTGACGTAAGCGCAACCCATGATATTTTAGCCATAGCTGATCCGGTGGTTGAAATTGTAGTGAAGAATGTCTTGATTTGACCTGCATGGCTGGCAATTGATTTGCTAACTTTTGTAACGGCATCCGAAAGCTTGTCCATCATTTTGTCCATTGCTTTAGGGCCAGCGGATAGATCAAACGCTTTTGCAAAGGCAGATGTGATTGTGCTTAGGCCTTTGCTCATTGCTTGACCTAATTTGCCAAACTCTTTATCAGTATTTTTGTCCTGTGACCATCGGCTAATAGCCCCAAGCACCGGATTTTGAGCCGTTAAAAATGGCTTTTCTATGTCGCCAATTAGTGCTGGGATGCGAGACTTGATAACCCGAGTCATGCCGGGGATAGTTTGCATCAAGTTTTCTGACGCTTTGCTATATTTCTGCCCTAATTCTTCGATAACGTTAGTGGCGTCTTGAGCACTGATTTTGCCGGCACTCATCTGGGAACGAAGATCAGCCATAGTTAGCTGAGAATTATGCTGCACCTTCTGCTCATACTTCAGCATTGCATCGGCCATCATAGGAAACGCATCAGTTAACTGATTGAAGTCGCCAAGCTGGACAACAGATCCAGATAGTGTATGTGTGAAGTCAAGACCGACCTGTTGAATACGATCACCGGATAATCCAATCGCATCACCCATTGTCAGAAAGGCGGAAGTTAAAGCTTCGGTTTTGGGTTGGTTATCAAAGACATGATAAAACTGCTGGTTTAGTTCGTTTACCAAATCAGTATCTTGACCAAACTTGACGGCAAGTTTGTTAGTCATGTCAACCATTGCTTGCCCTTTTTCAGCATTACCAGTTAAGGTTAGCCAAATGGCATTCATTTGATCTTGCTGCTTTTCGTATTGCATACCAGCAGCAGTTGCTTCTTCAATTTTTCCTTTTAGCGCTTGCCATCCGTTTGTGATGGCGTTGGTGATAAGGCCGCCTTCAACAATTTTGCGAAGCAGACCCGGTGTCTTTTCGGCTTGCTTGTTTGTTCCAGATATAGCTTCCTTAACTCTGTTGAAAACAGACGGATTAGCCTTGTCCATTTCAGCTTGCAAGCCAGTCATTGAAGACTTAGCCTTTGCTAAACTGGTAGCCGTTTCATCAACCCGCGTCTTCTGTGTACGCCAAGCATCAGAGTCTTTTCCGCTAGCACTGGCAATCTTATCCAACTCGGCAGACTGCTTGGACAGCTGTTCATTCAAATTGGTAATGGAGGACTTATAGCCCTCCATTTTGGCCTTGTTAGCTTCTTGCTGTTTGCCCTCAGCCTCTAAGCGAGTCACATAAGCTTGGTTGGCACGTGCAGCAGCTGTGTACTCTTGTTGTAAGCCAGCTAATCCATACTTTTGATAGTCCATGGCCTGTTTAGCACGGTCTTGCTGAGCCTGCATACTAGCAAGCTGCTTAGTGGCACCATCGATTTGCTGCTGATACTTTAAAAACTGTTGAGCAACATCGGCAGTGTTACCTTTCAACTCAGCTTGTTTGGCTTTTAGAGCGTCAATCTTATACTGCTGTGCTTCGATAGATTTACCCAAGCCATCATATTTAGCTTGAGCAGCGCCAGCCATATCGCCAGCGGATTTCATCTCCGCTTCTTGAGCTTTCCAAGCATTTTGACTCGAACGAACAACCGCTGTTAATGATTTGACGGATTCGCTTGCCGACAATAGATCAAGGGCAATCTTGGTACTCATTGTTGCGTTAATTTGTTGTGCCACTTTAATCACCCTTTCTCTTGGTATTGCTTCCACATGATTGCCGGATCAATTGGCCGATCTTTCTTATCCTTGGCGGACATCATTTCCAACATTTCAAAATAGTCGGCATCATCAAAATCCTGCATTGACCAGTGGAAATACATGACTGCTTGCTTTTTCATCCATCTAAAGTCCTGTAGCTGATTTTCAAGCTCATAAACTTTTACGGCTGGATTAATCTTTGCTTTTGCTGGCATCCTGCTTCTTGGCAGCTAAGTCAATATCCTCATCACTCATGCCCATCATGCGTTCAAAAGTGTAATTAACTACTTGAATAGTTTCAGCAAATTCTAGGTCCCCAAGCTTTTCAATTTCTTGTTTGTTCAGGTTTAAAACGGTGGTCAAGAAGTCGATTGAGTCATGCAACATATCGCGTTGCATTTTAATAATTTCTACCGGTTCCATATCGGCAACATCGTCTGCCTTGGCCATCAGTAACTGTAAGTCGTACATCTTTTCCATGTTGCGATTGGTTGTCTTAACTTCATGTACACGATTGCTAAGTTGACTAACTTTGATTTTCATTGGTAATACCATCCTTTGTATTTGATAAGGTCGCTGTGGTGAATCGGACACCACCAAGTTCACCAGAAAGCGACTTTTGAGCATAAAAAATAGCGCACGTTCGTGAGCCATTCATCAGTTGTTGCTATGAAATTGCGTCAGAATCGGTCTCTCAGCATTATTCTGGTGTTGTAAAGTCTGGGAGAATGGTGGGGTCACTCTCGTTGCCATCAGCCATAACAGCCACAGCTTCATAGATGTTACTGTATTTAGTCCCCTTCGTGAGACCAGTTATGGTTAATGGAGATGCCCCATCAGCAACCTTGTGGTCTACCTTACCATTAACTAAGTAGTAGATTCGGTATCTGCTGGAAGGGGTATGTGAAGGTCCAGACAACTCAACATTGGCAGACTCCTGAGATGCGTCCACTTTTACCTCAGGAGAAGTTATTTTGACGGCAATACGTATCCGCCAAACACTTCTTTGTACATGTTGGCTTTATCGAACTTGCTATCAAGATCGCTGTAAATCTTGTACGGCTGATTATTGAAAGCCACAGTAGAAAGTGCCGTGTAAGTTAAAGTGTCATCTACACGTTGTTCTGCTGCCGCATCAGTCTGAATGTTAGCTGCGGTTTCGGTCATGATGCCATCGCCAAATCCATAATAGACGAAGTGCAACCGATCAATGGTTTGGGTGGTAATAAGCAAGGCCACATGAGCCTTCAAATTTTCATCGGTCCAGCCGCCCTTTTTGTCACTTACAAATCCTTTGATTTGCTGCTTGATTGTATGATCCAAATTGTTAATATCCAAAGCCACTGTTGGTTCTGAAGTACCAACGGTAACGTCTTGGACGTTGTTGTTGCCATAGATCTTAGCAATTGTACCTGCTAAGCCTGTAATGTTGGCCGTTTTAGTACCTAAATCTTTGTGATCGACAGTATAGACACCGTCTGTGCTTAGTCCTGTATCAGCGCCAGAAATTAACTTTTGCTTTGCATCAACCAAAGCTAGCTGAATTTGATATAAACCTACTGTTGCCATTTGAATGCCTCCTAAATATTCTTTGTTCTACTGAAATAAAATGTGTTAAAAAGTTGGTGTGCGTCTGGGTCAAATGCTCGTTGTCTAACCGCGGATACCTGCCAATGTTGATGAGTAAAAGCCTTCATCATTGCGATCTCAATGGTTTCGGGATCAGAATCGAGCAATTGTGAGTACCAAATCTGTACTTCTACTTCCTGATTTAATGCCCAGAAATCGTTGTCACCATAAGCAGCTGGATCATTTGCAGCATCAGTAATCAAAACGACTGTTTCTTCCCGACTATCGACTAATTCTTGCGGCAAATTGTTGCCTTCAATTGCATCAATATTGGCAATTTTGGCTTGGGTAAGCATCGTTACCGCATCATCTACGGCACTCATTCATCTCCACCGCCATTCAACTTGGCAATAATTGCTTCATATTCCTCTTGCTCGGCCTGAAATACAGCATCTTTGGCATCGTCACGGGCATTATCAACAAAATGGTCAGCACGAATATACTTGGTGCCATCATTCAAGAAGCGGGCAATGTGGGCTTTATTGCCAAACCCGACCGTTGAGCTGCCATTATGGTCACCGTCAATATCTCCTTTTTTACCACTAATGTCCTCGCTCAGATGCCCATACTTGCCACCGCTACCTTTAGTATTTGGGTGTTTTTCTTTGGTTGCTTCTTGTAGCTTGCCAGCAAATATGTCAGCACCAGCCTTGGTAATCTTCTCTTGGTCGCTAATAGACAATTCGGCAGCCTTTGATACTTGCTTAAGCCATTGGCCAAGTGCCTCATCCATGTCCACGGTTACGCCCCCTTAGTTGTTTTAACTAGGGTCAGATAGTCATAACGAATAGCATCGTTTGAATCGTCTGGGCTAATGTCTGAAATGTCATACACGATGCCATCTATTCTTGCCTGATGTTGGCTTGCATTGCGTACATCGTGCCTGACAATAATCGTGATTGAATTATCCAAACGAGTTCCCACAAGCGTGTACTGCTGGGTGAGTGTCCGATTCTGCTGCTTGAAATGCAGACTATAATCCGGAACAAAGCTAGTGATATTAATGCCAGCACCAGTCGTGTGTGATTGTGGAGAGCCGAGATCAACCTTGCGGCTGAAATCAGCTACTTTAAATTTAGCTATCAGTCCCACCAGCCTTTGCTGCTTGATCACGCTGAATCTTCCAGCGAATACTGTTGATCATGTAAGCATAGCTGGGTGGATAGGCCTTGCTTTGGTCAGACAACGTGCCACGGCTGTAATACATGAAGTCCACCAGCACCCGAACCGCCTGATTGAACAGAGGGTACGTTCGATAAACTTCAACCGCAATCGTGTCATCGATAGCCCCAATTATTGCTGCTTCTGCGGTACTGATCATATCGGCAAGAACCGAAGCATCCCCATTGGTATCAAGATTAAGGTATTGCTGCATATCATCCGGGGTTACTCCTTGACCATCTGCCATATTTAGCCCTCCCTTAATATCCGCCCGTCATTATCGGCGAATTGTTTATTTCTTAGGCGACTAATAATCGTATTACTTACCAAGACCAGAACTAGATGGAGCATCTGTGTTGGTTACAAAATATCCGGCAGCGCTATCGGCCTTTTTGACGCCAAATCGGAACGCGGCACCAAGATATTGGCCAAAAATTTTGTCGTCAATCCATGCAAGCGTTACCTCTTGACGATCCGCAAACAGGACACCACGCTTCAGATCACCAACGAATGCTTTTTGATCACCTGCAAGAGAGCCGAGAAGAGTATCACCAACAACATATACGGGAACGCCAAGAATCGTACCCTTTGCAGTTCCGTCAGTAATAGAATCGGAGGCATCGTGAAGCAAGTAGCGGCCGTTCTTATCCTTCAAAGTATCGAGCGTGTTGAACAAGGACTGAGTAACCACAAGAACACGGTTATATGCTGGATCAAGATCAACGTTCAGGATATGCTTGAGACTGTCTACCAAAGTATCAGTTGTCGTTGCTTTAGCTGTGAACGACTGCAAAACAGGCGCAATCATCGCGTTGTAAGTGTTAACAGACTTTTCCTTAATAGATTGACCAACGAGCGCAGTCAAGTCGACTTCTGAATCGGCAATGGCTTCTTCTGAAAGTGGGATGGCACCGCGATACGTGGAGACTGACCAATCTACTTCAGTGAAATTCGGTTCAGCAAGTGCCGGATTCTCAGCCAGCTCTGCCACACTGGAAAAACGATCAGTCGCCCGCTTCAAGATTGGATACGTGCCCTTAGGAGTGGTAACTGGCGTCTTGGTAACCAAGGTGGACAAATCCACAACCGAATTTACCTCTGCGGTAGGGTCATAGATGATCTCTTTCGGAATCAGCACACCTGCTTCGGTCGAAGTAACGTGCTGCTTGGCTGCCTCATCAACCACTTTGCCATGGCTATGGAGGAAGTCATTGATAGCTTTCTTCTTGGCGTCAATTGGCTTCTTCTTTAAGTCGGTACCATTCGGATTAGCCTTGTCTTTTGGCTTGTCAGAGTTAGAATCATCCTTCTTTTCAGCTTCAAGGGCTTTAATCTGATCGTTAATAGCGTCCCGACGCGCCTTGGCAGCGGTCAAGTCATCCTTGATCTTTTGAAAATCATCCACAGATGCGTTTTCATCTTGTAATTTTGCGTTGAGCTGAGCGTTTAGGTCGGCACACTTGGCGCTAACTTCATTAAAAAGCGTTTGTAATTTGTCCATTATTGGACCTCCTTTTTGTCATAAAAAATAGCCAGCTTCTTGTTTAGCAGATTGTTCTGCTTTGGAAGTTGACTACGTAGCTTGTTGTTTTCATCTTTCAGGTTCTTAATTCGTTGAACTGCTTGATGTGGAATAATCGGACCCACAGCGTTTACAATTGGCGTATCGAAGTCTAGCTTTTCATCTGCCAATCCTAGTTCAACAGCTTGATCAGCGTCTAGCCATGTTTCTTTATCCATTAATGCTAAAAAGTCATCGGCAGGTTTCCCAGTCTTTGCAGAGTACAGGCTTGCAATTGCACTATCGGTAGTTTGCAGCATTCCAGAAGCGGCATCCATCTCGTGAGAGTTTCCACTAGCATCACTTGATGCGCGATGAATCATCATCTTAGCACCGGGTGCCATCTGAACCTTATTGGCACCCATAGCAACAATTGTTGCAGCAGAGTACGCATTTGATACGATCTTTGCCGTTACATTGCCTTTATAATCACGAAGTGCGTTGCATACTTCTGTAGCTGGGTCAACTTCCCCGCCATCTGACGCAATTTCTAATACAACATCAGACCCGTCATTTGGAAGTGATTGAACAATATCGGATGGAGATGTTGCAGTCATTCCGAACCAATCACGATAAATAGGGGCAGAATCATCGCTTGTAATGTAGCCCTTAACAGGAATAATCACTCGTCATCACCTCCCTTCACTTGTGTAGTAAGTGGCTCGAACTCAGGCAAGTTATCCGGCAAAAATCCAGACCGGGTGAGTATGAATTGTGCCTGTTCTGCACCTAGCACCCCAGACTTTGCAAGATTTGATACCTGATTGATAAGCGTCGAGTCATCAACATCCAACATATCTTTGATATCCAATTCAAGGTCAGGTGCATTCATCTTCAAACGCAACTCATCCACGATTGGATTTACATATGAGTTTAAGTTCGCCAGATATGTTGCCTTGATTTGGTCAATGTTGGAATGTTGACTTTCAGTTGAAGTGCCACCACCCAAAATGTCGCTGGGTACACCAAAGGCCTTGGAGATTTGATCAGCAGAGTACGCTGAATTGTCAGCCAAGGCCTTAAATACATCCGTCTTCATTTCAAGCTGGGTGTAATCGAACCCATCGGGTAAAACCATCAAGCGGCCGGAGTTATCACCGGTATTTGCCTTCTCGAACTCTTCACGAGCCGATTCTAAGTCTTTGCCATCGCTTAAATAGTTGCTGATTGTAAGCTTTCCGGCAGGATTAATCTGATTTTCCATGGCACTCATGTTACTTTTCGAGGCTTTATCGTCCAAATTAAGGGCGTTTTGTAAGCTTTCTAAAGGCGAACGACCAATCAAATACCGATATTGTGGGTCTGGCATGAGCCTAAAATGCAGCATTTGGTCCTGCCTAAGCACCATTTGGGGACGATCATTGCTCTCCAAAACCGTATAAACAATGCCTATATTGCCTGGTAAATAGTTAATTTGGACGTCAGAGTTAGGGATATGCTCCAGATTCTGCCCAACTAACGGGATATAGTCGTTGCCTGACAAACACAGCTGCATCAACGCACCTTGCCAAAAAGAAAACCGGCCTATCAAGCTGCTAGGGCTTTCAAGTCGGTTCAGTGTTGCAGTATTTTCAGTTTTGAAGTGTGCCGAGGCAACATCGCTCGCGATACGGTTGATCACACTATAAACATTAGTGTTTTGCAAAGCGGACAGCGCTGAAACATAAGAAAGTTGCATACCGCCAACCGTGGTCGTGAAAAAAGCAGAATTGCTCGGATATACCATATTTTTGGCCTTACGTTTGTTTAAATTTCTAGGGGTTAGAAGTCCCATTTAACTTCACCCCCTTTCTTTGTCCAGAATGTAAGCAACTAAACACAGCTCAAAGCCTGCAACTAGATAACCAATAACAACGTTAAAAGTGAATGCTGCTACCGCAATCAGTGCCAAGCCAGTGATAAAGATCATCACCGTGCCCCAACTGCTGAAAAAATTGCTAATAATTTTTGCCATTATTTACCACCTCCAAACATTGCCTTGAAAAAGTCGCGTTTTCCCTGTGCGTCCAAATCATTCAGCGGGTTATATCCCTCATCATGATAGTTTTCGAAGTAGAATTTTGCCTGCGCATGAGCGTTAATAAGCGCATCAGTCGTATCAATATGATCACTCGTGCGATTTTGACGGTCAATCTTGACCGAACCGCCGCGATCTTCTACCAACACAGCGTTGTTAAGCCCATCAATCAGTAGGGGATCGTTCAGCATCGAAATGTTGCCATTAATAAACAGATTCTGAAAGTCCTTAGTAGGCTCATTCAACTTGAACGAGGTAGGAGGCAAAGGAAACCATTGCCACTGCGGCTGATAATTCTCAAGTTTCTTTTCTAGCCATTCACCATGGTTTGGATCAGCAACAATGAATTTTACTTTGAGCCGATGTTGATTAACATAATCAACCAACCACTGATAAACCTGATCGGTGTTGATTACGCCTGATGCAAGATTCGTAATATCCACAAAGCCTTCATCTTGCAATTTAAGGTAATCTAATCCGTCCTGTTTCGATTTGGCTTCAATGGTTTTTGCCTGTGCGAAGGGAATAAAGCTGTGCTGCTGAACGTGAAACATGTGTTTATCATGATCGGTATAAGGATAAATGAAGCCAAAAGATGTATTATCATTGGTCTGCGATCCGTCAAATCCGATGAACACATCACGTCCATTCACATCGAAATGGTCGATAATACTGCGCTGAATGTTGTCTAGGGACAAATAGCTGTTTTGGAAGCGACGGCTCCACAGGTTTAGTGACTTATTTACGAAGGTTTCAAGTGTTCCCTCACGTTCGTTGTCGTTGCGATCTTGATTAAGAGCATTTTTAAGGTTATCGCGTTTGCTTTTAGGCAGTTCAAGCAGATTAGGATTAGATTTTGCCCATGTTTCGGGCTCAAATACCTCATCCTCCGAGTCCTGAGAATAAATTACTTGAAACACGTTGTCAGCGTCTCGAACGGCGTCATGCTCAATGGCAGCCCTAGTTACGTCTTCATCATTCTTAAACTTTACCTTGATGTCAGGATAAGCTGTGGAAATCTTGACAAACATTCGGTTCTTAATGCCATTTTGACCGGATGTAATCTGCTTTAAGGTCTCATTCAGTGCTGGTCTCAAGTTACCAATTTCATCATAAACAGCGATTGCATTGTGGAAACTATCAAAGCCACCGCCCTGTGAGGTACCTTTTCGGATCGTGTTCTTAGTGTTTTTCGCAATAACTTGCGTGGTTTGAGCTTCCACGCCTCGCTCTCTAGCATCATCTGCAAAGTCCGGCAGGGATAAAATTGTTTTCGCCTGCAAAGACACGTCATTGAACAGCTTGGTTGCATGTTCACTATCGTAGCTGGCCACTAGCAAGTCCTGTGATGTCGCATTCCAGCACACTACAAAGTAGTAGAAATTGATCAGGATAGAAGCAAGCCAAGTCTTGCCCTGTTGGCGAGCAATAGATATGTTGGAAGTTGTGAATCGAGTACCGTTGTCTAGGGTGCGCCAACCAATCAAGCTATCAAGGATAAACGATTGCCATTTGAATGGTTGAATTTTCTTTGAGGTATCGTCTGGATTGGGCAGCAACCGTGAAAAGTATTCAATTGCGTTCACCATGTCCGAGTTATATTGGTAGGGGAAATCATCGTTGCCAATTCTAAGCAAATCGTTTAAGTGCCGAATGCATGCAAGCTGAACGTCTCTACCAGTCATGTATTTATTGGTGAACATAACATCATAAGTGTATTTTGTTCCTGGATCATGATACTTATCTAACAGTCCTTGATAATCTGATTGGTACGGCTTTACGTAGCCACGAATATCTTGTACACCGGTAAAATCAAACGTCCGCACCAAACCCAACCTCCTTCAATGGACTATTTTGCTTAGGCTTTTCTGGTTCTTCGACAGTGATCTGGCGTAGTCCAGAATCAAACGTAAGGCCTAAATCATGTCCTAACGACTTCATGTTCTTCACACAAGAGTCCATCTGTATCGCTCCGGGAGAACGTTTAACAGCAACATTGTCATTGTCATAGATCCACAACCCTTGCTGCTCAATCAGCTGCTCTGACTTGATGTAAAGAGCGTAATAACGGCAATACAATTCAAGCGCTGGCTGATCTATCTTTTTAAGATAGCCAATTTTCTTTATTTCTGGAACAATCGCCTTCCAAAGTCGGCTTGCTTCGTCATCAAGATGAGCTGGCGGTGTGTTCTGGATCTCCTTAAGATCATCGTCATCAGCTGTCACGGTATTTGAGCTTTTTGAGTGCAATACTGTCAATTTTGGTTGATTTTCAGGCAAAAAACACACCTCCTTTCAGCATCAGAAACCGCTATTTATTGGGATTCAAGTCTAAAAAGCCGAAATTTTTCAAAAAATGGGTTTTCGGCAAATGGACACTGGTGTGTGAGGTCCCCTGCGACCGACATAGGCCCCCCCCTATTTTTTGTGAGCGAGAATCCATGCTGATATTTTTTCTCGTGTCCATTTTGTCGCAGTGTCAAGATTCTCTATTCGCGATTGTGATTTATATATCTTGTCCTCAAGCTGTGTCTTCCAATAGTGACAGCCTTTGCATAGCACCCATAGGTTGTCATGATCTAAGCACTTGTTTCTGTCAATCCTCAAAGGCACGATGTGATCAGTGACTAGATAGCCAGGCTTGTCATAGGTCTTGCCACAGCACGCGCAAGTGAAGTAGGCATGAGCTTTAGCATCACGTGCGGTGTGTTCCCATATCTTAGACTTATAGAATGCAGCAGACTCTTTGTCGCGCTTGTACTTGTCGTAGTACGATGTGTCACGTTTAACGTGCTTTGCGGCATCAGCATGGTTAGGCTTATACATGGATGCGTGCTTAGCGCAGTATGGGTTTGCTTGATCATACGGGATTACATTGTTGCATCCAGACTTGCGGCATACCTTCACACGCATGTGCTAGTCCTCGTGCAATCCAATGATGATCCCAAATAAGATAAACAACGCCAGCAAAGCAATCATCACTATTAGTGGCGCGAATACTAGCAGCCAACTCCATGCAATCAAACCGAATAGTTTGGCCAGCACGAATATTAGTGTGAGCAGTAATAGGAAATTGCACATGCTAAATTGCCTCCGTGTATTGTTTGATCTTGTCAACCCGCAAGTCGCACCATTCATCATGTGTGCCGTCTGCCTTGTAAACTGTTACGACTGGCATTGATCGGTATCCCAGCTTGCGGAACCGTTCGTAGTCGTCCGCGTCTGCTGTGATGGTTGACACCTTCATGACCTGCTTTAGCTTCATCGCTGTGTGGCGACATTTCTGACACCTTGGTCTTACATAAATCACAGCTTGCATTCTTTTTTCTTCCTTTGTTAGCTCTTCAATGATTTCTTGTTCGGTTTTGCAAACGTAACCATATCCTACGCGCTTCATTCCTGACATGACTTACACCGCCCACTCGAATGAAAATCCGCGGTGGGTTTTCTGCCTGCCGTTAAGACATGCAGACACGTGGACTTTTTTTAGTCCAAGTAGCCTCGATGCTTTGTTTACACCGCTGAAGTAGTAACGATGTCCCAAGCTAGTGATGGCGTAGATTGGTTTTTCTCTCACTTTCGTCACACGCTCCACGCGAGTGCCATACGTGTTATTGTAAAGGGCTGTACACCACTCGAGATTTTCAACCTGGTTATTAGCTTTGTCCTCATCTTTGTGGTTTACCTGAGGCAGATTATCGGGGTTCGGCAGAAATGCTTCGCTCACAAGACGGTGAACAAGTTTTTGCTCAACTTTTCCATCTCGATGTAGGCCAACCTGAAGATACCCACCACCTGATAAACCGTAAGCGAGCACTTTTCCTTTTCTTAGGCGTCCCAGCGCGTCTATGCGGTCAAGACTCCTCACTCGTCCAAGATTGCTAACCTGATATAGTCCTTTGTAATCTTCAATATCTTTCCAAACTTCAGTTGAGTTCATAAGTGCACCGTAGCCTTTCATCGTCATAAACGAACGCATACAGCAAATGTTTCCCCGTGGTGAAGCCATTCTTGATCTCATAGGGATCATTTGGCTTTGGAGTTCCGAGCTGGCGCCACATAATGCCACGATCATCTTTAAACCGCTCGCTATGATAGTGGCCTGAGTGAAGTTCGTATGTTTTTGCCATATTGAATATCTTTTTGTACTCAAATGGAAAAAGCCCTGTCAGCTTGTCCTTGGCTACATCTCCGTGTGCGAGCATAATGCCAACATGCCCTAGCAAGTATGCACAGCGCCAGTCAGTTGCCGGATTACTGTCATTGAGATCAACGTGTACTTGTGGATAGCGATCTATCAGCGCATAAAGAAAAGCGTATTCGAGATCACCTGAATGGTTACCGAACACGCTCTTGATTGAGACGCGATTGCTATATTCAATTGCCAGCGGAATAATCTGATCAAACAACTTCACAGCATCATGGAATGCCTGGCGCATGTTTGCGTGATCTAATTGTGTTCCTCTAACCGTTTGTGTTGCATGAATCTGATCACTATGGAACAGATCTCCCAATTGCTCGATCACAATCTCGTTGTAGCCGTCCATGATGATCTCTCTAAGTTGGCTCACCATGTCTTTTAGATCGGCGAATGTTGTCCAGCCAAAATGCAGGTCAGGCAATGGGATGACTAGGTTACGATCGCCCGATTTCTTCATGCCGTAATTGACCGGAATGATTTTGTCGTTGAACGCTTCAGCCATTTCACTTATCGATAAGCCTTGTTTCGGCTTTACGCGAATATGAATGCTGTACTGCGGAACTGTGCCGTCTTCGGTACTATGCTGCTCATATACTTTGTAGTCGCCTAAGACCATTTCGAACTTGTCAGGATCGTATCCACACAACTCCATCAAAGTTCGTGGGTCTTTATTTGGCTCATGCTTGAGTCTCATTAAGGCCGTGACTGTTTGACTACCATCAGCATTGAGAGCAACTTTTCTATCAGCTGGTTGGCTATTTCTATCCGTTTTTGCTGAATCGTATTCATTCTTTGCTGGTTTTTGGAACTCGATGCCAAGCCGTCTTGCTTTTCCCTGAAGCGCATCATAGCTAATCCCGAGCTTGTCTGCCGCCTCTCGTCTGGTAAAGCCTTCAGAGGCGAGCTTCCTAATGCCACTGATTTGTTCATCTGTCCATTGCATCTACTTGCCTCCGAAATTATGTATAAAAATAGCACCTCACCTTAGCGAAGTGCCATAGTCCGGTGCCTACTCCTAGGGTTTACCAGACTTGGTCCCTATGTGAGAGATGGGAATCGAACCCACGCATTACCCGCCTGATGACGGGGCGCTTTTCCACTTAGCTACTCTCACTATTTGTCGACACGAATCCTAGATACCGCGCTAGGCCGCCAACGCACAGATAAGTCTCTGGCGGGACATAGCAGCCGTGTCTTACTGCCGTTTTGTGTTGCTCGCTCGCCCATTGTCAGCTAGGGTCATCGCAAGCTGTGTCCGGTCGCTAAACTGGACAATGTGGCATGCGGGAATCGAACCCGCCTGACTATCACGGTCAGTCCTCATTGCCACGCCTTGCCACAGCTTTATCATCACTGAGGCTCGGAGGAAAAATGCGGTGTCTCAGGTTTCTCACCTTTGGCACAATACCATCATAAGGCGGAAATACGGTCGGTTGTTCCCAACATTTTCCCAACATTTTCCCACCTAGCTTTTGTGGGGTTGTTCAACCAGCTCACACCAATCAGCAAATGCTAATAGTGCTTCCTTTAAGTTTCTATAATAAGCAGATTTGCTTAAATGTAGTTCCTCAGCTATCAACCACCACGGCTTACGTTGATCTATGGAAACAAGGTATGTTTCGGTTAAAATAATTCTGTATTTTTCTAACTCGACTGCTCTAATAGCTTTTTCGCAGCAAGCTACATATCGAAGCTCGTCAGCGTGCGATACGAGCTTTTCCTCGGATTTGTTTCCATAGCTAGGTGACTTGGGCATGCCGTCCATCACGGGGCTTCTGAGCGCTATTTTGGTGCGTTGAGCGAGCCGCTTGTGATGCCAGTAGTTCCCCAAGACCTCTTTGGCGTTTTCAATTGTTTTGTCATGATCAATTGGGCTGAAATATCTCGTTGCTCGCACCGCTGCGTCCACTCCTTATGGTATAATTTGTCTGGGTTTGTAGGATAAGCGTGCCGTGATGGTGCGCTTTTGTTATACTGTTTTCGGAGGCATTTCAATATTATAAAATCAATTAAAAATGTTGTTGTCTACAGTGCCTCCAGCGTGCCCCTCATAAGGTGCGCTTTTTGTTTGCTCGAAAAAAGGCAGACCATTGTTTAAACGTGGTAGCGGCCGACTTGAAGACTGGATAAAGTGCTTTTACGAATCCGTCCATGTTGTGCTCATCTTTCCTGCGTTCATACCTAATACGTGCTCGCATGACTGCTCGATGTCTGTCATTCATTTATTTTCCTCTTTTCCAGTTAGCCCACATCCACATTGAAGCACCTGCGATGAGCAGCATGACGGCAATCATCTGTTTCATTTCTGCTTCTCTCTGATTGCATCCGAAATGTCCCAAAGTGCAAACAAGACTGCTATCAGTGTCAAACCAGTAAATGTTTTGTAAGCTCCAAAATTCATATATTTTGCAGGTAAAAATGAAGACGCCAGAGCTAATATGAAAACAAGCCATGACATGAAACGGTAAGGACTTATTTTCATTGTTTTCCCTCCAATAGCTCCGGATTCTCAAAGATGTTGCCGATGACCTCGCACGTCTCAACACCACTTTGAAAAATGGTTGCGAGTGCGTTTGCATCATAATTCCATGATGCCGGTATTCCCTTCAAATCAAATGCTGGGTATTCTTCATCGCCAAACCATTTTACGGTTGCTACATATGATTCACCGTCTTCTCCTGTTACTTTCAGAATATCGCCTTCGTAGATTTCCCGACCGTTCTTGTCGTGGAGGCCGGTGTATTGCATGAGTTCATAGCTATCCGCAAGTTGTAATTCTGCATCATCCGCATCTTCGATAAGGCTCCATAATCCGCTTGGGCCAAAATTTATAGCGGCAACATCAACCATCACTTTGTCTTTTTTGTCCCAAACTCTGAACTTAATCTCTCGTTTCATTTCTCCGCCTCTATTCTTTTAGTAACCACTTGACCAGCTTTTCACTTGCCGAAATAATTAACCACATGACTGTTGCTAATCCAACGAATAATGTGAAGAAAATAAGTGACTTAACTATCCCAATCTCGATGAAAGGCTTAACAAGGAAATCCCAAAGCACATTGGTAAATCCGTAAATGATGACACCCGCCCAAACCGCTAAAATAATATAGGCAAAGGCGTGCTTGATCTTTTTCTTCATTTCTCCGCCTCCAATTTCACGATTTCTCCATGTTCCACATTGCTAAATACATCCTGGCTTTCCTTCCGCAGCGCCGCTTGGTGTATGTCTTCATGGTGATGTACTCCTACTCAAATTCGATTGCTGGTATGTTCAGGTGCTCAATCAAGCCAAGGCGTTCCAACCGCTCATAGTTGAGACGCTCGCAGTATAAATCTGCTTCGTACTGAGACTCGAATTCTTTGATTTTGGTTTCGCCATTGCGGCCCACAATCTTGAATTTCATTTTTTTATCCGTCCTCTCCAGTTGGCTCATTTCTTCAAGATGTTTACTCATTTTCCCGCCTCCGCTTTTACGATTTCCCCTGTTTCCTCAACGCGCCAGACGCCCAGCGCCCATGCACGAGCGAATGTGTTCTGATTGTTAGCGATCCAGTGATACTTCGTCTGGTTTAGGTCATCGAGCGGCGTATCAATGCGACTGACGGCATCTCTCAGGAAACCGAATAATGTGAACATCAGTTTGTATCTCTTTAGATACTCTCCTACCGCTTTCGGAATAACCGGCAGATTATCTGGAAACGCGGCGTCATATCTGGCACGCCATTGTTCTGAACCGTGTGACATGTCAGCCATTAATGCGTTGAACACGTCTTGCTTCGTCTCATTGCTCATCGTCAGTCACCTCTTGGCCATTAATTAATGGTGAAAATGCCATGGCACCATAATCTATTCCGCCTTCGTGATAAATAGTCGGCTCAAGTTTCCCAGATTCACCTAAAGTAAGCATGATCTTTGGCTTCATGGCCTTTAGAATAAGGCCACGATCGTTTTCACTAATAGGGACGTCTGGAGCGTTAACAAACCTGATGAAGCCGTCATGTTCATTAATCATCCACAATCGTTCAATAAAATCAGTGTTTACATAGTCACCGCTGTCTAGCTTAATCATCATCGTCAGTCACCTCTTCTTTTTCGCAGTATTGCAAGCCGTAGTGCTCGATTTCTGATTCAGTGAACTTGCCACGAAGTTCTTTATCCGCTGGGCAAATCGTCAACAAATCTGTATCACCGGACTTGTAATACCAAGCCTCTTTGGTATGTGGCACCTTGACGTTGTATTTCTTCTCCTTTGCCACGGTGTAGCCGTTGACGTAAGCATTCATCAGCGGCTCTTCGTCATCATCGCCATCATCGCCATAGAAAGCAATGCTGGCTGCTGGGAACTTGCCGCTATGTGCACGTTCAACGATTTCGGCTTGCTCCTTGGTTAGGACTACCTTTTTAGGCTCCTCAACGAACGTGACAACGTGACCGCCATGATCTTCAGCCGCTAGTTCAGCCTGTTTCTTATTAGGCGTTGTAGGGAAATCCGAGATGGCTAATGACCAGAAACCGGAACTATCCGAAAAGTCCCAAAATTCACCACTGCGGTTCTTAACCGCGTACAGTTTTTCTTCGCTCATTTTTCGTCCTCTCTCCCGTAACTACGATTAAGCAACTCAAGTTCTTTACCGTTTATACATATAGTGGGAAATCCGTGCATATATTCGTCTGCGCGCTTAGCTGCTTCTTGATAGCTCATTAGCGGAGCTTCTTGATCGTTAAATGGCACCAGTTTGTAGTCCACATCTTCATACATGACGCCTACGACCTTGCCAGTCTTTTTGCTGATGTAGATGTCGTCAAACGTGTCGTCTCCTGTTTTCATTGGTCGTCCTCCTCAATTTGAACGATTGCTTTAAATATCGGCAGTATTTGCTGTGGTACTACCGCATTGCCTAATGCTTTAAGTCTGTCCAGCCCTTCGGAAAGCCCATCATCGTTTCTTGGAATTCTGCGGCTTGTACTGGCGAGTACTCGAGCGCCTGTAAATAATATGTCCCTCGCATTGTTCCAGCGTGTCGTTTGTCCTTTTTCGGTAGCAAGCTTCGGCGAAGGCTGCCAATCACATCTGCCTTGTTCACCTTTTTCCATGCGAACCCATCGCTTGCTGTCGGCGTGGGCAACAATGAATGTTCTAAGTCTCTGATGTGGGGCGCCAACGGCCAAAGCTGGAAGTACAAATGACCGCGCTTGGTAGCCCGCACTTTCCAAATCAGAAAGCGTTCTGTCGAGTTCCATGTTTGCGAAGTTAGCAACATTTTCTCCAACAACCCAAGTTGGCCATATTTGCTTGATAATTCTAAACATTTCTGGCCAGAGGTCGCGGTCATCTTCCGTGCCTTTTCTGTGCCCGGCAATACTGAAAGGCTGGCAAGGGAAGCCTCCGGAAACAATGTCAATTGAGTCAGGGTTGATTCCTGCATTTGTGAGTTCTTCTCGATCAAGTTTTGTCACGTCCTTAAAAAGTGGCACATCTGGCCAGTGCTTTTTCAAAATCATGCGTGGGTAGTCTGCATACTCACACAAACCGGCCACTTCAATGCCAGCCATTTGTTCAGCCAATGCGATGCCACCAATTCCTGCAAATAACTCAAGTGATCTCATTTCACGTCCTCTTATTGTGCGCTTGTAGATTTTACGGCCTGATCTGAATAGTCCTTGATGCTCTGTGCGTCTTTGATGGCCTGTGATAATCCATTGTTTGCCTGCTTGGCGGCTTCTAACTTAGATGTAAGGTCATTGATGGTCTGCTGTTTAGCATCGACCTCGGCTTGTTTCTGGGCGACTGCATGCTGGCCTTCAACGATCTTTTGCTGAATCTGGGCATCTTTGCTTGCCATGTCGTTGTCGTATTGATGTTTTAGGGCCGCATACTGTGCCTGCGCGTCGGACAACTGATGTTGCAAATCGGACAAGCTAGATTGTGAAGCGTTGATCTTTTCCGTCAGCTTGTCGATATTGTTTTTAGTCTCCACGATGTTCTGGTGACCTTGCCAAACATTGTCAGCAATGGCGGTTGCACCAGCACCAAACATAAGTCCTGCTAAAACTACTGCTGTGAATGTCAATTTTTTATTCATGATTTTTTCTCCTTAATGTGTTTGATAATCAGTGGTTCCGGAATATCGACTTTAATGTCATCACCACGGGTGTTGTGCGATTCCGTGTGCTTGGACATGTTCTCGTTTATCCAGCGGATACACCGAGATTGATGCTTGGCTCGGTAATACTCGGTCCCTGTGTTTAATCCTGCTACTACGTACATTTGTTAGCCTCCAATAGCTTCACAGCATCGTCTGCCGATCTGCATACGCCGTAAATTACTTTTGTTCCTGATATAGCGGCAGCAAAACGTTTTTGATCTTCACGAAGTCTTCCTTTTTCGTTTTTGCATTCAACCAGTACAGCACGTCCATCTGTCTTACGGATCGCCGTAATATCAGGCCACCCAGGCGGTGGTCCTGCGTTGAAAAGTCTTCCGTCCACAGTTCTAACAGTTCCCACGTTCGTTCTAGCAACAATGCAACCGTGTTCCGATAGTGCCAGCATGATTTCTGATTGAATGGCATGCTCTGATTTCATGTATTCTCCTTTCAGGGAGGATCTTAGGGAGGATGAATAATTGCCACAATACCTACTGCTACAAGGGCTAGGCACTATTTTTTTTGGTCAGGGAGGATGAATCGAAAAACAAAGTTCATACTATACTTTTTTATATTTACCTATATATACTTTTTAACTATTCATCCTCCCTAAGAAGAAAATATAGGCTGTAACCTACGGCACGTAGGCGTTTCGCAAAAAAATCATCCTCCCTGTCATCCTCCCTAATTGTTTAGAAAGTTAAGCCTCGGGTCAGATTTGATACGTATTCCAAGATAGAAGAAACTCCCACGTTTATGCTTGTCGAATTTCTTTTGCATTTCTGCACCAAACTTTTGTTTGCGCATCTTGTACTCACCTGATTTGTCGCACCAGTCAACATATGTTTGGTAAAGCTGACCAGCAGCGGCCTGATAGCCCGGCCCTTTTTCACAGCAATCATTGATAAACAGTTCAAGAACATCCATTTCTGTTCGATACTCATTGCTTGCATCTTTCACACTCTGCGGCGGCTCTAATCCTTCGCGTTGCCACTTAAGTGCTCCATCAACTGCCCAATTTAGAATCCCGATTGATTCACGTTCAAGCTTGTATGTGAGTCTTTTGTCTACCTGATCTACTGGCACTTGATGAGTAAATGGAATCAGCATCAATCTTCGCCAGATACCATCATCTGTTCCTCGAATAATGGGCTTGTGGTTAGTTGACAGCCAAAGCTTGAATTCTGGTTTGAATTCGAACTCTGATCCGTATAAAAAACGTGCGGTAACAGATTCTCCTCCGGTTAACTCTTTGATAAGTCCTTCATCTAGTCGGACGCCTTCATTTGGTTCACTTGCAGATACCAGACGAGCTCCCTTTAGTCTTGCAATATCGCTGTTGGCGCCCCCACTGGACTGCTGAACCATAATTGATTTAGCTTGCATCGTGCGTGAATAACTTCCAGCTATGTGCTTGAGAGTATCCATGAAAACAGATTTACCATTTCGCCCTGATCCGTAAAGGATAAACATGACCTGCTCTTCAACTGATCCTGTTAATGAGTACCCGACCGCTTTTTGAATATAGTCAATTAATTCGTTGTCCCCATTGAAAGTCTGATTCAAAAAAGCTTGCCATTCAGGACACTCAACAGTGTCTGAATATTCAACGTTTGATTTCTTCGAGAACATTTTCTTGATGTCATGTTCGTGAAGAGTCCCATCAGATAAATCAATATATCCGTTGTCGACATTCATTAAGGTTTGATCAGCATCAAATTCATCAGTTGTCACCGGTAGACGATGTTGAATCTCATCTTCAAGCGCTCTTTTAGCACGATTTCCACGACTGGTTTTGCAAAACTTTGCCCATTCCTTCTCAGCTTTTTCCGGATCAACATCAGGAGGAGTTTTTGGCTTTTCTTTTTTCAAGTCAGCAACTACTTCGTCAATCATGGTTCGCAATAAGCCACGCTTATCAAGTTCCCAGAAGCTACCATTGTAGATATACCAAGCCTTATCGATATAGCTGTACCTTGCGACATCACCATATCGATCAACAAACCTATCTGCATTGCCTGTGTCATCCCACGACCGAGGCGGAAACGCTTTTGGCTTACCAGTGTCAGTAATAAATCCAAGCTTATATTTAGGCTTTTCGTGTTTCGGCTGATAAGTATCACGCACATCATTAATGGCTCGGTTGAGTGTTGAAACGCCGTAGGTTGTTTTGCCGTGCTTCTCGTCCCACTTTGGTCTCATTAACGATGAATGGCGGAATATACTGTCCATCCGGGTGAAATCTCTGCCTGTCCAAAATGCCAAGTCATTTGCGAATGCCAGATCAGCCTCAGATTGAGATGGATATAATGGTTCCCAGCCTCCGTTGAGCAGTTTCTTAATTCGATCGCCACTTTTAGATTTAAGCATTTTAATGATGATCTCATCTTCAGAAAGATTGTTAGGTACTAAATTGTACCTACTGGGCAAATCGATGACGGTTTTTGGCTCCAAATACTTTGTATATATCCGCTTGAATTCCTCTTCTGCGGGAGAATTGATTGAATGAAACTTGCCAATCTCATCTCCAGTCATTGCAAAGAACCGTCCGCTTTGATACATTTCAACATTAGCTTTTCTTCGGCGTGTACCGGGTATTTCGCCTTTGACAATGATATGAATACCAGTACCAGACATTGATCTTTCGGTATATGACTTGAAAGTATTCATGAACTCCCATGCGACATTGTCGTCGGTTTGTCCCTCTTCTAGTCTCTCCAAATCATCGCCAATATGATCAACGTCAATTCCTACATATCCGTTTGCAAAGAAAAATCCAAGTCCGTCAAGGTCATAAGCCTGTAATGCTGTGATTGCTTCTTCAAAAGTTACCCACTGTTTCGAGTCCGTTGAGCTTGTTTTTGTGCCAGTTAAGGCAGAATAAGGAATCTTAGTATATTTATTTTTTTCTGGTTGCCAGATTCGGTGAAAGCAGCCCCATTGTTTTAGGGACCGTAGTTCTGCTGGAATGCGTTCATACATTCTTAATCCTCCTAGAATGGCAAGTCGGAATCGTCAACCGGTTCATGAGGCTGACTTGGTTGAGAATCATCCTTAAATTTGTGAGCAACTTGTGGATACTTGCTAGCATGAACGCTCCACGGGGCCACTGTGTTCCGATCACCATATTCAGGGTTTTTCTCAACTTTTACATAAACTCGTACAGGCTTGTGATAAATAGCCTTGCAGAAATCATCGATGCTATTTAATGGAGTGCCTTCAGGGATCTTTGTCGCTTCCAATACATACTGGAGACCGTCCATATCGTATTGGTTTGTAGCTTTGCGCTTCCAGTTATCGAAAAAGACAACTCGGTTATGGTACTTTCCGTTTGTATTCGGCTCTGCTGCATCAAGATCATTACGAACCGTGAGACGTAGCTGTAGTGATTCCGATCCACTCTTAGTTGCAATTTCACCGGCTTGCGTAATGACCATTTCATATTCACCCTGTGGAAGTGGTAAAAAATCGTTTTCCTGGTTCTTGCTATAATCTGCGGTAATGAATGACATATTAGTTTCCTCCTAAATAATTGTGTTCGGCAGCTTTACGGGCTGCGATGGCTTCGTCTTTGGTATTAAATGTTCCAAGCCAAATTCTTTTTTTATTAACTTTGATGTAAGCGCCCCATTTTCCGGTGCGAAGCCTTGAAACTCCGGGGTATCCAGAAGTGTTGTTACTTTGTAAATATTTACGCTGCACAGCATTAAGTTTGTTTCCTAATCCAATTCCAGTTGTGCTCCCACTGCGTAGTGCTTCGTACCAGTAAACTTTCAAATCTCCTGTACGGTTATTCCTAGCAAGAACACGTTGACTCTTCCCACGCACTTCGGCGTAACCCAAGACTTCAATATTTCCGAATGTTTCACCGGTATGATCAATCGCTGGTCTACCCATCTATGCTCTCTTCCTTTCCTTTAGCCATCCCCTAGCCACAATCTGGTGGTAAGCCCATCCAGGCTTATAGCCGCGTGCTTTTGCAATTGCGTACATGTCTTCAGGTGACTCGGCATCTTCGGCTTTCATTTGTCCATATTTTGTTTTTGAATAGTCCGCAACTATTTTGAATACTTTCTTGTCTACCTTTTTTAACTTGGCCGTAGGATCAACTTCAAGATCAGCACCATCTGCTCTGAATGAATATCCGCAAAGTGGGCATTGCTTAACCTGTGCAGGAACAATTCCGTAACATTTTGGGCAGTTCTTGATCGCAGGCCCGTCTGATTTACCCCTGTGTTTTTCCTGCTTAGGTCGATCTTTAAGCGACCATTCACGGTCAGCATCAGGAAGACCAAAGCGATAAACGTTCGCAACATGATCAATAATGATTGCTCTTTTGTTCGGCCTATAGCGCATTCCTCGCATCGATTGCTGAATGTCAAGGACAAGAGAAGCAGTTGGCCTCAGCATGATGACAACGCCACATTCGGGAACATCAAAGCCTTCTGAGATGAGATCGACGTTTGATATAATTCTAATTTTTCCCTTTTTAAAGGCTGTCATTGCTTCACCACGATTCAAAGCAGGAGTTTTGCTATCAACATGAATGGCAGATATACCGGCAGCATTGAACGTTGCCGCAACGCGCTTGCTTTCTTCAATGCTGTGGGCATAAACAATAGCTTGGCGTCCATTGGCCAACTTCTGGTAGTGACTAACAACATCGCCAAAAATCATCTTTGTATTGGCCTCATCAATCGACTTCGTGGAGTAATCACCAGTTGATGATTTCTTTAGCTTTTCAACATCAATTAATGTTGGCGCGTAGTAGTCAAAAGGTGCTAAGTAGTGATGTTCAATTAGCCACTTTACTGTTGGACCTTCCACCATGGTTTCATAAACATCCCCCAGTCCCTTTCCTGAAAGTCTCCATGGGCTTGCTGAAAAGCCTAAGCGTGGAACGTCTTTATAAAATCCATAAATTTTTAGGTAAGTCTTTGCCAGACTGTGATGCGTTTCATCAGTGATGATTAGAGTCGGTTTTGGCAATTTTCCTAAGCGTCTAGCAATTCTGCCAACAGTCATGATGGTGCATTTGCTCAAATCAACTCCGTTTGCAATAAAAGTATTCGTGATCTGATCAATAAGTTCTTTTCTGTGAACGGTGAACATAACGTGCCCGCCCTTCATGACTGCCAACCTAGCTATTTCAGCGATGATAACTGATTTACCTGATCCCGCTGGGCTGACTAGCAGTACAGATTTGTGACCGTCAGCCAGCTTTTCTCTTGCTTGATTAACTAGCTTCTTCTGGTAAGGATGAAGCTGAAACATCACTGTCACCTCCAAACTTAAAGAGGTCCTCAATGGCGCACGCAGTTCGATCATCCAAACGATTTTTTGCAAATATTGCATCTGAACCTGCAAGAATAACTCCTCGGTGGCTTGTCTTTGTGCTGATGACTACGCGTCCTACAACGTCTGTTAGGCCTAATAACCCGTCACGTACGCTGTCGCGAATTGCTGGTGCATACTGGCTGAACGATTGTCCAGTTTCGCTTGTAATGTCTCGTGTGTTCTCCCAAGCGGTTACTAGCACGTTAACTGGTGCGTCCATGAAGATCATGGTCATGATACGGGCAAAGTAATTTGTCCATCTTGAGTAATCCTGAAGCTCGTTGCCAATGCCGTTTTTACTGTGCCTGCCCATCTCGACAAACCAGTCTTTTTCGAACGCTGATACGTTGTCGATCACCAGATTGTCATATCCGGAAACACGTTCAGCCAGATTTTTCAGAAATTCTTTCCATTCTTCGCTTGGCTTACTTCGGTCAAATGGTTGCACATCGATGTTCGGTGCACCAGATAGCACTTTTGAACTGTCATCCAGATCTAGCACGAGTGTTTTGCCATTAAGATTGCGGATAGCTGACGTCTTACCGACACCAGGCTTTCCATAAATCAAAACTCGCCAGTTCTTTGTTCGATCAATTGAAGATGCATGTTTAATTGGCTGCATCTACCGCACCCCCAGTCCAATGTTCTCAACCAGTCGCGCATTTGGTACCTCACGGCCAGCTTGTAATGCTTTCTTCAAGTCGGCTTTGTTGACCGTCAACGTGGTCTTAATGAACTCTGGTGGCAACTTATTCGGGTCTTCTGGTGCTTCCACGCTCACTGTTCTGCGAGTGTAAATACTGAACAGTGGTGTATGAATGTGTTCACGACCAGTTTCAACCATCGCTTGCGCCAATCGTGATTTGATTGTCGTAGCGTTTTTCTTGGCACTTGTCTTTCGTTCTTGCAAACGCCTGATTTCAGCATCGATTTCTTTGACGTCTGCTTCGATTGATTTATAGACTTTGACATAGCCAACCGCCTTATCATCAAAGTCGCCCTCAACCATTTCCATCGTGTCAGCAATAGCTTTTGGATCAGCCTTGCCACTTTCTGCCAGTCGTTGCAAACTGGTCAATTTGTCTGTTAAGTCGTATAATACTGACATATAATATTTTCCTTTCTATCAGTCGTTGGTCTGGACGCCAGCGGCTTTTTTCATGACTTGTTTGATAATGAACAGTATTGCGTGTGCACCATCTTCTTGACCCATCGCATACGTTTGATGAGGGTCTGTGTTGTTCGGCCCATAGTCAGTGGCAACCTTGTGATATTTGGCAATCTGACGGTTAGATTCAGCTAAAATGTGCTCGTATACTTCATTGGTCATCACGTCATCCCCTTAGTTTCGCTAGTCGTGCACGTAGCTTCTCGTTCTCGGCAAGCAACATCTTTGCAATTGGTGTGTGGTTGCCACGCATAATGTCTAACGTCAATTTATTGTGTTCGTTCATCAAATCACCAATGGTACGCTCTGCTTCATTCAATCCACTGCCTCCAATTTCCGCTGTGGCCTAAGCAGTGACCCACGATCACGCCGAAGGCACCACCAATTAGTAAATATTCAATCATTATTTGCCCTTCTCTCTAAGCGACCTTGAAATCTCTGGGAACCATTTGTCGATGAATGTTCTCCACGGGCCGGCGTGAAACATATATCCCTTTTGACCAGGTGGTGGGTAATGGACGATCCTGTCCTCTAACACTTTTCGAAAGCGAGGTACATCGAGAATATTGTTAACGACCCATGTGTTGTTATGTCCTTTGATTAGACTAGCGGCCGTTGTTAGGTCCCAATATTCCATTCCTTCAAGCTGACGTTTTAGTTCTTGGTTCTCCTTGATCAGCTTTGCTTGCTCTTCTGCATCAACTGCCAAATATTTTTTGCTTGAAATCTGCTTATTTTCGACAATTTGTAACAGTTCCATGGCATTTCCTCCTTTCTTTCGACCTCCCCTTGGCAGATAATCAGGTTATCTAGTGATGGAAGGAGGTGATATAAATGGACTTGCCATACAAAAAAGTATTTGCTCCTACCAGTGGCAATATTGGCGCGGTGTTTTCTTCGAAAGATGTAGCAATTAAAAGTGCCTACTCATTCAAAGATGGAAATGAATTCTTTATGGTTCGTAATCTTATTGTTGATGGTAAAGAAGAGGTACTCGTTGAAAGAGCGTCCAACGTTCTTACCGTATGGAGCACTCTTCCTTTAGGAGACGAAAGCAAAGGTTCCTACAGTGTGGGTTAATTCTTCGTCCTCAATAACGATTGTCACCAGGTCTCCCGGTTTTACTGCTGGGGGAAATGGATAACTAGTGCGCCAAGTGTAAAGAGTTACCCCCGTGCTGCCCATATCAGTGCGGGGCTTTTTGTTTTCTTCGTTCATACTGTTATCTCCTTTTGCAGAAACTTGTTGATAAAATACTGCTGGCCTTTTCCGGTTACCTTGGTAGTCTTGGTGATCCGCACGCTGCCGTCTGGGTTCTGGAATGTACGTTCCTTGATGTCGAACAGTTCCAAGTCCATTGCTCGTTGTGTCGGCATGTTGCGGCGATCTCCACTGCCAATCAGGTATCCGTGTTCCCGCAGCCAAGCGAACAGCCTATTCTGGCCAATATCCACACCGTTCTGGCGTATGAGCTTGGCTAAGTCACCGATGAGAATGCTAGTATGGCTGGTGGCTACCGCGTCTGCAAACAGAGCTTTAGGCGCTTGAATCGCGATGGTTTGCTTCTGTTGCTCAATCTTTTCAGCTTGATTAGCTGCCAGCTTCAACGCTTCGGCATAGCTTCCCGGGATTGCATAACCCGTTCTGATCTGCGTTTCCATACTGTTAAAGGCTTGGATGTACTGAATCTTGAACTGAAGTGCCTTCTTACCGGTGAAGCCCATGGCCAGCAATGTGAAACCATCACGATTCATGTAGTACATCGGATATTGCTTACCACGGTTGTAATACGTTGTCTCGGCAAAGAATTTGGCGGCCGATTTTTCGGCTGCGAGATTGCTGATAGTTTCAAGAACATGTTTGTGGTCTTTTCCAAATACCTCGGCCACACGCAAGCTAGTTGTCACCGCTTGTTTGTTGTGCATGATTACTAGTTCGTTCATACCGTCATCCCCTTCGTCCGCTTCAGCTCATCGGCAATAGCCTTAACACCCTGCTCGAAGTACATCCATTGAGGGACTTCTTTGTCGCTGTGTTGAGACTTGCTGTTAGCCCATCGGCCATATTCGTTTTGCCCTGGCTGTTCGGCCTTAATTCCCAGTCGATTGGCAATGCGGCCAACCATCTGTCCAGATGATGCGTGAACCTTTCTGGCTACCTCACCGGCGCTGTATTCCTTTTTAAGTAGTACCGGAATAGTCATCTCACCGGTGATCGATTCAGCTGCTTTCGCAAGCAACGCCTGCTTAGCCGATTCTGATTTTGTTTGCATTGCAATCCGGTAAAGCAATGTTCCCTTGCGTGTTTGCGCATTTTCGCTCATAATTTCAAGCCGCTTGTCGGAATCGATACGCGGTTTAGTTACCTTGGCTTCTGCCCTCATGGTGAAGTAACCGTCGACAAGTTGGTCATATACTTCCCAAGCTTTATCATCTTCAAGGATCTTCAGCAGCTTAGAGTACCCACGTTCGGATAGAAGATAGATATTAGCTGAGGCATTGATTTGGTTTTGCGTAAATCCGCTATCGTTCAAAACGATAGCGAAATCCCCTTGCTTTAAATCAATGACATCAAGCCCGTCTTTAAACCGTTTGCGATTACGATTGATTAATTCGTTAACACGACTTACCGTGGTGCTGTGAATCTGTGCGATGTCCTTAACTAACATCGCCTTTTTGTCTTTACCGAATCCGCCTTCGATACCGGTGAACTCAATATGGCCGATATGTTCGCGGCCAATTACTTTTAATTCGTTCATCACGATGCCTCCTTATAAATCTCATCACGAGATATTAGTCTTCAAAAAAAAGAGCTCCAACAGGAATTTCCATCGCTCTGGCAATGATTAACATTTCATAATCGTTAAATGGATACATTCCCTTTTCTTTTAGCTCATATTGCCTACGGCTAAGGCCAACCATTGCGCCAACATATGATGTTGTCCAACGGCGCCGATTGCGTTCTCCACGCAGTTTGTCTTTAGGTTTTAGAAATTCTACACGTAGGTCCTGTTTAGTTGCTCCAGCTAGCATTTGATGTCACCTCGCTTTCAACATCATTAGTATCTCACGTTGAGATATAGATTGCAACAACAAATTTCTCATTGTGAGATATTTTTCTTGAATATACCCTCATATGTGATATTATTAACCTATAAGAGGTGGACAAAATGCCAAACAAATCTGCAAATATTCTGGGCCCGGTAATTAAGGAACTAAGGAAGCAAAAGAAAATGACTCAGGCTGACCTTAGCAGAATTACCGGCATCGCCCAAAACACTATTTCAAATCACGAAAATCAGAATAGAGCGCTTGATGAAAATTCCATTATTAAATACGCCAAGGCGCTGGGGGTAACTCCCCAAGCTCTGTATGATGCAGCTATTGTTAAGAAATCAATTGACACTAAATCAATGGTGATCGATGTACGGCAAACCGCAATTGACGAAATTAACGATGTTGTTAAAGAACTAGTAACGCCTCGCGTGCAAAAAGTTGCTTCATATGCCGAAAAGCAGCTCAATGAACAGCAAAATCCAGACAACGTTGTCAGCTTAGATGAAGCGCGTGTAGAACGTAATCTCGATGAACCAGAGCTCAATGTTGAGGTTGATGGTATTGTGGCCGCTGGATATGGTGCCTTTAATGATGATCGCTATGAACCAATGGACACGGTCAAGATTCCGGATAGTGCTATACCGCTACACTATGATTACTGTTTCAAAGTTGTCGGTGACAGTATGTCTCCTTACTACGAGGATGGTGAATTTGTATTTGTTCAGAAAACACAAGATGTTACTAACGGTATGATCGCTGTAGTTGACATTGATGACATGACATTCATCAAAAAGCTGATATTAGAGCAAGACCGTCTGTGCCTTCGGTCATTGAATGATGACGTAGATGAAAAAACTGGCAAACGTATCTACCCAGATTTCTACGCTGACGACACAGACAATATTCAAGTGATCGGAAAAGTTGTTGGGTCATATGCATTCAATTAATCTTACGTCCAAACCCTGATCGACGTTAAAAGCTGAATTTTTTTGGAGGGGAATAATGAAACTACTTATCTTAATTGCCTTTTTAGGATCGCTCCTATTGGCTGCAATATTTGGCACATTGTCTATAGTTCAAAGAAAGGATCCGAGAAAACTAAAGCGGAACCTTATTATTACCGCATTGTCGGCGGTAGCATTTATTGCAATCTTTTTTTGGATTGGCACCTACTCGGGAGAAAGCAAGAGGTCAGCTGCGTCTAGTTCGTCTTCAAAAGCTGAATCGTCAAAAGTCGAGTCGTCACAAGATGATGATGACAGTTACGAAGACACTGATAGCGATGACTCTGATGATGAAGAATCATCAAGCACAGAAACATTCAACGCAGCTGACTATAACACTGGGATCACTTATGAACAGTTGGCACGGACTCCAGACGACTACAAGGGCAAGAATATCACTTTAACGGGCGAAGTTATTCAAGTCGTTGAGGGTGACGATGAAACTGATTTGCGTGTTGCAGTTGATGGTAATTATGACAATGTAATCATGGTCGGTTATGATCCAGATATTATGAACGGCTCTCGCATTCTAGAAAATGACAAGATTACCTTCTATGCTGAAAGCTTGGGTACCACCACTTACAAATCTACCATGGGTGGCAAAATCACAGTTCCATTGGCTTTGGCCAAGAAGATTGATGACGCCGGAACTGCTCCCGACGACTATGGTGATTAGTCCCTTTCCCCACGCAAGCGGCGTCCCCGTGCAAGCCGGAGAGTGGGGCTGGCTCCCTTAATAAATAATAATAACCGTGCGCATTTACTGATTAGTAATTACAGTTGAATTGCCTTCAGACTATATTGAAAGGCTGCACTTACTGTCTGGGATTGTTTAACCAAGGAATATCGATCCTCGACGGCATCGGGTAAAAGCAAAACAGAGTATAATAAAACCAAGGAGGCGGATACCGTGACTCAAGATCAATTAAAGTTTGCAGAGCAAGACGCTAATCACAAGCTTGATATTATCAACATAAAGATTGACGCACTAACAAAATCGGTTAATGCAATTTCAATCAAAGCTGACGGACTCGATGAACTAAAAACTACTACTGCTGTTTTATCTGAAAAAGAGTCGACAACACGGGCTTTGGCATGGGCCATTGTTGTTGCCATTATTGGAGGCCTCATTAAGCTGATTCTTTTTTAGTCAAGGCAAGGTTCATTTCAGGCTCACAGCAACGTGGGCTTTTGTTTTCTCTAACTTATTTTTTCACAACTCATTCTCCTTATAGGAGGTATCATCTATGAAAACAATTACAGTAATCTCTTATAAGTTTGGCGAAAAAACCTGGGAAAATTTTGAAGGAGAACCGATCAAAAAATATGAGCACTCAGTTCTCCTAGACATTTCAGACACCGAAGTCTTCAGTGATAAAGAAAAAGCAGAACTAAATTACAAGATCGTTGTCCCCTTTTCTAGAATTAGAGAAAAGCGATTCATCAAAGATATTCCACTCAGTAACGTAAACGAGGCACTTAACAAGAAAAAAGCAAGCAGGAGAAAATAGCGCAAAAAACGCCTACCCCACCGAATGGGTAGACGCCTAACAGAACGTGATTGCATGATTAGGTGCAATAGCACCTAGCTTTATTATAGCACAAGGAGGTGTAAATGTGGCCAGTATTAGTAAGCGTGGCAAAAAATGGCAATATCGTGTCTCTTACAAGGATAATGATGGAACACGCAAGTATGTCAACAAGGGTGGCTTCCCCTCAAAAAAGGCTGCTGATATAGCGGCAACCGAAGTCGAACGTCAGCATAATCGCGGTGCAAATTTGGATCTTAACAAGATAACGTTAATCGACTACTGGGACAAATGGATTGAGCTGTACAAATCTGGTAAGCATTCTCGTATCACCGAAGCCCGGTATAAAACAATTCGTAAACAGTTATTAGCCTATTGGGGCGAAAGCCGTGAACTAAAATCAATTTCAAAATCAGACTGGCAGGCATTTATCAATGAGTTTGGCAAAAAAAGGGCTAAAGATACAGTCAGCAAATTGAATGGCTATGTTCGCTCAATGGCTGATTCTGCCGTAGATGACCAAATAATATATACTAACTTCACTCATAACGTTGTCCTCACTGGTAATGAGGGCCAAGCCGGAATCATCAAATATTTGCAAGTAAAGGATTTGCGCAAGCTCGTCAATTACTGCCTAGAATTTGCAGACTACGAGCATATTGCTTACTACATCATCGCAACCGGGGCACTGACCGGAGCTAGGTATTCTGAAGTTCTTGGGCTCACGTGGGATCATGTTGATATTAAAAAACACGTTGTGCACATTACTAGAACGTGGGATCACAGATATGGCAGCGGCTTTGCGGCTACTAAGAACAAATCAAGTGTACGTGACATCGACATCACGAGAGAACTTGCAGACTTGCTTTTACGTCTCAAGAAGGAACAGCAAGAGGTCTACCTTGCTCAGGGATATCGTGATAGCAAACAACTATTATTTCGCAGCATACGGCATAACATGCTATCGAGCACGGCAATTAATAAGGATCTAAGGACGATCGAGAAGGCTCTAGACATTTCCCCCGCGATTACTTTCCATGGGCTTAGACACACTCACGTTTCCTATTTGATTGCCAATCACGTTGACATTAACTATATTTCAAAAAGACTTGGGCATGCCAATACAATGATCACTCAAAAAGTCTACGCTCATCTTCTTGAAGATCAAAGAAAAGAGCAGGTATCCCAGACGCTACAAGCACTTTCGAGACTTTAG